TGGATTCTTGGTTAACATAAACGTAACCACCAACGCCAACAACGGCAAGAGATACAACGCCAGCCGCAACAGCAATAACATTAATAATTTTCTGCATGATTCTTATAATTTGTATGTTTCATCCTTCTTACCAGGATCAACAGCAATAATCTTTAGTGGTGCTTGCTCAATCCTTAAGGTTTGCACAGGTCCACCGCCATTGCCGTTACCATTAGTACCATTACCATTCATCTTCATGGTACCATCCCCCTTCTTAGAAGCGGTTTGAATCCCAAAGCTAGCTAAAACTCCAGTAAAAACCGAGGCTATAAAAGTCGGATCGATTTTCTGTTGTGGTACTCCTGGGATGGCGACGTAATTTAACGTCAATATTCCACCCGACCAAACAAGTACACCAAGTCTCACAAAAGTAGATATGATTGCAGCTTGTTCGTCTTCATCTGGTAAGATCTTGTCCTTTATAGTACCAATAATACCTTTTTTTGTCAAGTCTTCTTCTTTCTTGTCAGCCATACTAACTCACCTCCTGTGGGGTCTTCTTTTTACCAATATTATATTTGGACTCTAGTGTCCATTCACCTTTATCTTTAAAGGATAAAACTTTTATTTGGTTAAGAGGTGCTAAGTCCGTAACTTCAGTGCTTATCTCAATCAGACCCCAGTCTGATAGTAGTTTAGCGATACGATTGCGACGTTGCACATCATTAGATGTGATGTTAGTAGGCTTACCATCTAGTGCAAACAATTCTTTAAAGTGCACTATGTAATACTTACCACGTTTATGTAGAATGTGACAAGACTGATACAGCTTACGCTCCTTACGAGATGCTACACCTATACGAGTTAGTGTCTCCCTCACTTTGAGAAAGTCATCTGGTTCCTTTAGGGTAACTTCTAGCATCATGTCTTGGGACCACGAGATCTCATCACTCATTGTCTTCCTCCAGTATCTAATTTAGATCTAATAACTTCAATTTGTTCTTGAGTTAGGATTCTCATCGCTTGCTGAGCTTTCTCAGTGTTATAACCATAGTATCTTTTCACTAAGTCGAGGTCACAGTCTTTAGACTTCTTATCCCAAGGAGAAAATCTCTTGGACTTTCTAACACTATGTATAAAATACTCGTACTGAAGGTCGTTATCTAAATGTGATGATGCATTCATCTCATTAGCATGCATTACAGTGTCAATAAATGCAGAGAGACACTTATTAATAACGAAAGCAGGATACTTTTTCATTGCTCTCTCATCTTTAGAGAGATTACCCTGTTTTAAATTAATGCTGTTAAGGTAATCCTTTAAAGGATACTCATGCTTAGAGGTCATAGGATTTACATCTTTCGGAGGCTATTCTTTCACGGACTTCAAAGGAATTAACAAAGAAAACTTGAGTTAACCTGTCCTCCCCATCCATCCAACAATTTGTATGGGAGTGCCACTCTTGGGCATCGTATATAACACATCTATTATACACGTTTTTTATCTCTGCGGTAGTCTCAAACTGTGCATTATGTGCTTCGTAAGATACATGCTCATCAAACTCATCAGGTATCAACCTATAGAGAGAGGTGCCACTACCGAGAGTAGGGTTGGGGTTTAGATATACTAGACCAGCACAGAAACATCCAGTATCATTATGAATCAAACCACGATTTAACAAGCTGGCCATTTCAGGATGGTAAGATTTTATTTTTTGGAAGGCTGTAGTTATGGTACCATTAAACCCCTCTTCTGGTACAGTGATAAGAGACAGAAATTTACTACTCATCTGAGTAAACATGTAGTCATCAAGCTCATGAATAGGATCAGTCCTTAAACCAGGAAAATGACCCTGTGATTTAAAGTCTAATCCTAATGCATACTCTCTTATCTTATCTGGATCTTTATAAAAATTATCAAAAGATATCAGAGGGATATTCATGCATACATTACCTCTAAAGGTGTGGCATTAATATCATAGTTTGCTACTAACAATTCCTTCTTCAATTTATTGTCTGGTCTATGCTTCATACCATAAGTAATTTTAAATTCTTCTTGATGGTAATCTTTATACATCTCTTTTAGATCATCATCATTATTATAAGTGACAAACCAATCATGCTTACATACATTGCAAGCCTCATAAAATTCTTCATGTTTAAAACTCTTATGCAACTCAGCGTTACTACCGTATAGGTATGTCCCTATCTTATATGGTGGGTCTAAGAAAAGAAACACATTGTCACCATCTGCTTTCATAACCTCAGAGTAATCTAGGTTAGTGATTTTCCAAGGTTGAATGATCTCTGAAATATTAACGAGGTTTCTAGCACCTTTAATGGTAAAATTCTGTCTAGATGCTGTTGCACTAAAGGAACTATTCTCGGTAAGTCCACTATAACTGCACTTATTAAGAACCCAAAAAAGCACAGCTTGATTATAAGGGTCTGCTTTGTGTATTTTGTCTTTGGCACCTTTAAATAACTCCTTAGCCTTGTCCTCTGCCAAATTATCTGTCTTAATCTCTACCAATTCTTCCGATAATCTCTTTCCATCCTTCTGGAGATGGACCCAAAAATTATACAGGTATTTATATTTATCATTAACCCACACTGGTATGTCAGGATACATCTGTGAGAATAATAGTGCTACTGATCCACCACCTAAGAATGGCTCACGATACTCACGTATATCAGCAGGAAATCTAGGAATAAAATCTTTAGATACTCTGGATTTTCCTCCAGGATAACGTAACGGTGTCTTCAAATACTTCATAATACTTTTACCTCTAATTGTGGAATGTCCCAAGGACCAAGATTACATTTACCATCTGGAAATGCATTAAAACTAATAGTCCATCTATCAAAATCTTCTAACTGTCTACCAGAGAAGTGTCTCAACCATGATGGGAAGAGAATTAACTTACCTGGTGCAGCATCGATGGTCTCACAGATGCCCCATGCTGCTTCCATCTTATCATGCTGGTTTAATTCTAGTGAATCATACACCCTAGGTGTAACTGGATCATCAAATGCTGTCTTAGCACCTTCAGTAAGGTAGTATACAGCACTAACATAAGCCATGGGGTGCCTATGTAATGGATGTCCAGCTCCACTTTTAGCAGGAGCATGATTGAACCACATCTGTGAGATAGTTAATCCTTCACAGTATAGTTGATACTGGTTACGATACTCTTCCAAGCATTCATTAAACCATTCTAACAAGAACCTTACATGTATGTTATCACACTTTTGTAAATCTGGCCTACTAGTTATAACACCTTCTGGAAAATTGCTTTGTCGTTGAGGATAATCTTTAAAGAAATTAATCAAATCATCGTTGAGTCTATCCTCTGGTTTCATATACTCCCTGATTAAAACAGGGAACAATTTATGCACCTTACTTACTGGATATGCCATCACTTTAAAAATTTAGATAACTCTAATGGACCTAGATCCTTCCACCCTTTGACTTTTAAATCAATCATAGATCTATCCCATCCACCTTGATTTATCTGACCAGAAGGGAATGAATTAAAAGCAATAGAAAATCTATTCTTAGTACTTACATTAGGTTCTGATCCATGTAACATGTAACTAGGAAAAATAAAACAACCTCCTGGTTGAGGATGGACATACTGAGTAGTGTCTTCTACTGGTCCTCCATCAACATGTAGTTGTGCCCACTCTCTTTGAAGTAATGGATCTATAAAAACAGTAGGTGGTCCATCAGTAACATAATATATGCCACTTAGATATGACATAGGATGTCTATGTGGTGAGTGATGATGACCACTACCAGCATCAGATCTATTTGCCCATGATTTATTAACAATTATTCTATCACATGTCCATGAATTATCAGCATGTATTGTATCGATACATTGTTGAAACCATTCATGTAACTCATAGAAGTCAGGGTTATTATGAATCTCATCTGTTGTGCCAACACCAGATTCATTATTATAATTCCTATACTCTAGGTCTTGTAACTTCGCATAAACATCTTTCACCATTTTCTGTGAAGACTTAAATGACCAACACCTAATAGGAAACATATTAACTTGTAAGTAATCCTGTCTCATTTCTTTTTACCTTTTCTATTCTCAGGTCTGATAGGTTTCCAAGAATTCTTTGATGCCCATGCTGAGTAATCATACTTCTCTGGTGGAAGTTTAATTACTTTAGGATCCTTCTCCTCCTCAGTCATCTGTATTCACACCTCATCATTAACTCTGTCATAAATGCCACAAGATTAATCTCTTGATCTACCACAAATGAAGACTTGTATTGATACTCAGAGATAATTAACACTGCCTCTGGGATAGACTTAGGATCAAAGAAGTTGTATAGGTTATCATAGATCTTTCTCATGATAACTTGTGGCTCGTTGTCCATATTCTGAGCAACCCACTTCTTCATGTTAGTAAATTCTTTCTTACGAAGATGACCTACTACTTTCTCTACACTAAACTCATTACCTGAAGTAAGTATACCAGAATCTATCTGACCTGTAGATGCATACCTCTGTAATTCATTAAGAGTCCTACGAAAATCTGGGAAATATTTTGTAACTACCTCTGCTACTACCTTCTCTTCAAACTTAACACTCTCCTTTTTAAGGATATCACATACTCTACCAAAGAATGCAGCAGCAATCTTCTGTTTATCTTGTCCTTTAACACTGAAATCAATTACTGAGCACCTACTATGCAGTGGTGCTATGATTTTATTCTTATAGTTACACGTGAAGATGAACCTGCAGTTCTTTTGAAACTCCTCAATCGACGCACGTAATAATAGTTGTACGTCTGGTGTTGTATTATCTGCCTCATCCACAATGATAACTTTGTGACGAGAGTCAGATGTAAGAGAAACAGTAGAAGCAAAGGTCTTTGCCTGATTGCGTACAGTGTCCAAGAATCGACCCTCATCAGACCCATTAATGACATAACTATCTACTCCTAACTCATCACATAATGCTTTCGCTATTGTAGTCTTACCAACACCCGCAGAGCCAGAAAGCAAGAGGTTTGGTATCTCCCCTTGCTTTAAGAAACCCTTGAATACTTCCTTAGTATCATCGGGTAGAATACAATCTTCAATTTTAGTTGGTCGATACTTCTCTACCCATAGAAACATTACTTAGGCTCCATTGCAATGAAATAATTTTGCTCACTCTGACTTGTTGAAGTGAAACAAGCAATGTTTTTATTGCTTATAGTCACATGATAAGATGCATCAATCAACTTAAGATTCTCCACCTTAAAACAGTAACAGAAGTTTTGACGCTCTGGTGTTAACGTGTAATTTCCTTCACCTGTGTTTCTTGGTCCTTGATCAAATACAACATTCTTAAGAGGTAATGAAAATACATTAGAAGTTTTATTCTTATTATCTCTTACACATATACTATACTCATTGAATCCAAACCCATTGATACATAGATCCTCAACACCATAGACCTTTGCAGCCTGTAACAACTGTTGGTAATCTACCTGTGGTAATTGGAACATCAATTCCTTGTCAGGTAAATCAGGATTAAATTCAGGAGGAGTTACAATGATCTCAGGATCACTATAATAGAAAACAGTCTTACCTTTTGTCTCCTCATCATAGATCACAACCTTCTTCTTATCTGGGAAATGTAACCAAGGTTTCCTGAATAAAGACAATGCCCCTAAGAATAATGGTAGATCATAGATCGCCATCTGCTCTGGGATTGCTTCACCAATGGTTGACATAGCAATAATATTCTTATTGACTGACATAGTTTGTACAAACTTACCAGGATTAATAAGAATAGACTTATTAATATTACTATAATTTCTTAGGATGTCTACAGTCTTCTTACTTAACTGGATATCCCCTTCACTTAATGCTGCTGTATCCAAATTCTTTGGATCCATTTGTGCTGCTTCAATTCTTGAGCTAGTCATAATCTATAAATTCTGCGGGAGTAGGGGGTTGATCTGGTTTATCATCAGGATACGAAGTACCTGAGAAGTAATATAATAGTATAGCATAGTGAATGATTTTTAGCACGTCACTCTTATGCTGACTCTTCTTTTTGTATCGAGATGCATACTTAATGATATTGGATTGACAGAAATGCTCTGCTGATCCTATTGCCTCAAGGAGGTCTAAAGTCTGGACCCCCTTCTCTTCGTTTGA